TTCCCGGACAAGGAGAAGGCTGAACAGGCCAAACGGGAAATTGAGTCTCAGCTTACTCAACATTTAGCCAACATTGATCTTGCTCAGTTAGAGGTAAACAAAGCAGAAGCCATAAGTAGAAATGTTTTTATTGCTGGGTGGCGACCATTTATTGGTTGGACATGTGGGCTGCGCTATGTTGGACATATATTTTTCAGCCCGTAGCCCAATTTGTCCTGGCGCAAACAGGTCATTTAATTGATCTTCCCGGTCTTGATATGAGCACCATGATGCCGGTTCTTCTTGGGATGCTGGGATTAGGCGGCTTACGTACCTGGGAAAAGCATAAAGGCCTTACTAAATAATGGAGGAAGTTTATTTAGCGCAGCACCTTTTGAAGGTTATAAAAGAGCGCCGAGATCGAATTACACATATGTTGGAATCCGGATCTCCTAGTAATATGGAAGAGTATTCCCGATTGGTGGGTTCTTTGGAGTCTTTGGATTATGTGGGCGCGGAATTAAGGCAAATCCTTGACAAACAGGAGTAATAGGATATGGATCTTCGTAAATGACCAAACAAGACAAAACCGCAAAAGTAATCTCCTTGGACAAAGCTTACACAAAGCCTGAAGAAAAGGTTTTGGATCCAACTAAACTTGATCAAAGCTCCATGGAGCGTTTACCGATGCCCTCGGGCTGGAGAATTCTTATCCTTCCTTATAGAGGGAAGGGTAAAACACAAGGCGGCGTCTTGCTTCCAGATCAGGTTCTTGACCGTGAAGCGGTAGCCACTGTATGCGGCTATGTATTAAAGGTGGGTTCTCTTGCTTATAAGGATAAGGAAAAGTTTCCCGAAGGACCGTGGTGCGCGGAGAAGGATTGGGTAATATTTGGCCGTTATGCGGGAGCGAGATTTAAGATTGACGGGGGAGAAGTTCGTATTTTAAATGATGATGAAATCATTGCCGTTATACAGGATCCGGAAGATATCCTGCACATGTAACATGGAGATGTCCCATGCCAGATACTAATGAACAATTAATCGACCTTCCTTCAGAGGGAAGCTCTGTAGATGTAGAGGTAGATGCTTCTGTGGCTCAACAAGCCGGAGAAGAAGGTGAGCACGAGGAATACAGCCAAAAAGTCCAAAAACGCATCGACAAGATGACGCGCAAATTGCGCGAGGCTGAAAGACAGCAACAAGCCGCCATACAATTTGCACAGGGTATGCAGAAAGAGAATGTCTCTCTGAAAGGCCGGGTGCAAGACTTGGATGCGGGCTATGTAAATGAATATGGTGACCGCATAGCGTCTCAATCTGCCGCGCTTGAGAAAGATTTGGAGGTGGCTATCGCCACCAACAATACCTCTGAGCAAGTTGATTTAAATAAAAAAATGGCTCGATTAGCCATTGAAGAGGAACGGGTTAGGGCGGCAAAACTTGAACAAGCGGCTTTTGTTAAGCGGGCGCAAGCGCAAGCGCAAATGCAGCAGCCCCAGCCCCAGCCCCCGCCACAAGGCAATGTTCCGGTAAGGGCGGATCCAAAAGCAGAGGAGTGGGCAAGTAAAAACGAGTGGTTTGGCGAAGATGACGCTATGACTTTCGCCGCTTTTGGAATTCATAAGACATTAGTTGAAAATGAAGGCTTTGACACGAATAATCCAGACTATTATGATGAGATAGATAGAAGACTACGTGAGGCGTTTCCCCATAAGTTTAACGGCGCTGCCGGAGGGGAAGTCGTCACCGTAACAGAAGGTCGTCGCCCACAACAGGCCGTGGCCTCTGCCGTTCGCTCCAGTAGTGCTGGGCGCAAAACAGTAAGACTCTCACCTAGTGAGGTAGCTATTGCCAAAAAACTAGGTGTGCCACTTGACGAGTACGCGAAACATAAGGCTATGGCTTCGTGATGGAGAACGAGAATATGATTGACCAGAAAGAAAACATTGATCGCACTCCTCGCGCTTCCAAGACTCGCGCGGCAAAGCCGCGACGTGCTCCTTGGAAACCTCCGTCTTTATTAGACGCTCCTGACCCACCTGAAGGCTACGCTCATAGATGGATAAGGGCAGAAGTTAGGGGATTTGATGACCGGAAGAATATCTCAGCCAAAATTAGAGAAGGGTGGGAATTGGTTCGGAAAGAAGAATACCCCGATTTTGAAGCCCCAACCATTGATTCTGGTAAATATGAGGGTGTCTTTGGTGTCGGAGGACTTTTACTGGCACGTATCCCAGTAGAGATCGTAGCGGAACGGACTGAATATTTCAGGGACAGATCCTCTGAAGCTATGCAGGCTGTTGACAACGATCTTTTAAAAGAGACGCAGCATCATTCGATGGCGATTCAGAAGCCTGAACGACAATCGCGTGTTACGTTTGGTGGCCCTAAGAAATCTTAGGACTACTGTTTTAATCTCACAATTGCTTTAAGGAGCAAATGGTATGGCTAATCTCAATGGATCGTGGGGTTTGAAACCTATCGCTAAGATGGGTCAAAACTCCAACTCCACTGGTGTTAGTGGCTATACAATGTATGAAATTGCCAATGGCAATACGAACGCCCTTTATCAAGGTCAACCTGTTATACCCCTAAGTACGGGGTACATTGATTTAACAGGTAATGCCGCAGGAGGGACGGTTGGTTTGCTTGGCGCTTTCATGGGTTGTGAATATGTCGCTAGTACTACTGGAAAACCTACGTGGTCACAGTATTGGCCCGGTTCTGGGGCTGATAGCAATCATCCAATAAAGGCTTGGGTCGCAGATGATCCAAATCAAATATTTGTAGTTGCTACTGACGCTACGTGGACAAGTAAAGCAACGGCTAGGGCCGGTGTATTTGCAAACGCAAACTTTGCCACAGCTACCAGTGGAAGTACTACTACTGGTATGTCATCCGGTACCTTGGCTGTTTCTACAATTGCCACCACCAATTCCTTGAATATGAGGATATTGGGGTGGGTTGAAGATGCTGCCAACGAAGATTTCAGTGCTGCTGGGATTGGCGTTTTGGTACGGGTGAACAACCACTTCAACAGTCCTAACGGGTCTGCTGCTGGTGGTACTGCATCCACTGTTGGCATATAGGAGGGTTGAATAATGGCTATTAGTAGAGCACAACTCGTCAAAGAGTTGGAACCCGGCCTTAATGCTTTGTTTGGCCTGGAATATGACCGCTACGACAGAGAACACGAACAGATCTTTTCGATGGAAAGTTCAGATCGTGCCTTTGAAGAAGAGGTCATGCTGAGTGGCTTTGGCACAGCCCCGACCAAAGGTGAAGGCACTGCTGTCACTTATGATGACGCGCAGGAAGCTTACACTGCCCGGTATACGATGGAGACTATTGCGCTCGCATTCTCTATTACTGAGGAAGCCGTTGAAGATAATCTCTATGATCGTCTGGCTTCTCGATATACCAAGGCGTTGGCTCGGAGTATGAGTCAAACCAAACAGGTCAAAGCAGCGGCAGTTCTTAACAACGCCTTTGACAGCAGCTTCACTGGAGGTGACGGTTTGGAACTTTGTTCCACCGCGCATACTTTGGTAAGTGGCAACACTTTCCGTAATGAACTTTCAACGGCAGCAGATCTTAATGAGACAAGCCTTGAACAAGCTCTCATTGATATTGCAGGTTTTGTCGATGAAAGAGGACTGAAAGTGGCGGTTCGCGGTCTGAAAATGATTGTTCCAAAAGAACTTCAATTCACCGTAGATCGCTTGCTGGAATCCACTCATCGCGTTGGGACGGCGGATAACGACATTAACGCTGTAAGGAACATGGGAATGCTTCCTGAAGGCTCTGATGTTAACCACTTCCTTACCGATACGGATGCGTGGTTCATTATGACGGACGCTCCAAATGGACTTAAAGGTTTTAATCGGACCCCGATTAGAACTTCCATGGAAGGCGACTTTGATACCGGAAATGTGAGGTACAAGGCTCGCGAACGCTATGCGTTTGGTTGGTCGGATCCTCGTGGTATCTTCGGGTCTCCTGGCGCGTAACCAACGAAAAAGGGGGGAGGGGCAACCCTTCCCCCTCTCTATCAC